CCGGGTTGCAGCAGACAAGGGAGGTGTAACCCTGTTGCTGCATCCGGTGTGGCTGCGTTGGGTGTTGAGACTGTAAAAAGCACCCGCTGGCATGAAGCCAAACGGGTGAATCTTTCCGCTAGGAGTAAATTAGGCTGGCACGGCATTTAGTGCCTCCAGCTTTTTGCCCATACGGACAATATCGCGTTTCACCCGCGCACGCGGGTTGAGCAAATCCGATTTTTGGTAAAAGTGGAGAGCTGTACCGTAGTCGTCGAGACGGTCATACGCCTGCGCGGCGGCTTTGTATAAATCGGATCGTACTTCGTCAATCAGATCCCATTTCACGGATTCCATTTCCAGCGAGCGGATAAAACCCGCTTGAAAATCCGCTTGTTCATCGGCTTTCTTCAGGGCAAACGTTGCCATGTCGCCCACAAACAAGTTGCGGATGTCACGACGGAAACCGTCAGGCGTGGGCAGGTTGTGTGCCACGGCAAACTTGCCAAGGCGCAATGCCCAAGCAATGTCTTCGGCTTCGGTTTCGGCGGTGTCGATAGCCCAGATCAGGTTACGCACAATGATGGCAGGGGTACGCGGCTGATTGTCACGGAGCAGGCTTTCCAGATACTCCCGATAACGCGGCAACAACTCGGCTTTTTTTACTTCGTTGCGCCGCGCATGGGACTGGATTTCTTTGAGGCGATAAAGGTCTGATTCCAGCGCAACCAGCATGAGCCGGTCTTGCTGGGTAATGAAGACAGGTACGGCGCGTGCGCTGGCAACAGTGCCGCCAGCGCCTTGATGAGCTGTTTTTGCTTTGTGTCGGGCAAAAAATCTGTCTGCATTACTCATGACTCACCTTACGTCGTGCTATCAGGGCGCAATGTGCCGCCAACTTTCCAACTATCAGCCGCTGGCATCCATGCGTCTGCGATGTCGTCCCACAAATAGAACGCATCGGGATGACCGACTACCGCCGCTTCAGGTATGGGGATAACGTAGTCTTCACGGATGTAGTTGTAATCCACAATGCCTTTTGCCAACTGGTCATCGTCATTGAGCTTGCGGCGCATGGAGTCGATTTGGTAATCGCGCTCGATGTTAGCCACCATGCTCAGGAACAAGCCACGCTCAGGGAACTCATCGGATTCATCAGACAGGGTACGCCCAAAGTTTTGGCTGTTCAGGTAGGCTTGCAGGGCGTTCTTTTCGGTGGGGTCTTCCACCTTGGCAAACAATTTCTTGTTTTCGTGGAATACCAAGTCATCACCCAACAGCACGCGCAAGTCACCACGACGGCGGAACAAACGGTGGATGTAACGCTGGCGCAAGTGGAACACCAATTCATCCAACGTCAGGAAGTCGCCCTTGTTGCCGCTGGCATCTTTGCCGATGCGGATAGGGTCGATGGTGTAGCCACGCGGGTCAGTGGGGTCAAGCGTGATACCGATCACTTGTTCCGGGGCGTTTTCAATCATGTACTGAATCCAGCCCTGATGCACATCCTGCAATTGGGTGTGGGTATCGGGGTCGGTAGTCGCCGCATGGAACTGACCATTCCAGCCAATGCGCAGGATGTCGGTTGCCATCGTATGAGTCACAATGTCACGGTATTCGGTGTAGATGTCGCCGTTTTCGGTCACGCCGCGCCATTCGTCTACCTTGTCCCACGAGATCACCGCGTCCTTTTCAACAGGCACGTTTTCATAGCTGCGGTCAGTGAAGGCGGTTGGGTCAGTGGGGCGACGACCCACAGCGGTACGTTTCGCCAGTGGCTTCGTGCCTTCCATTGCAATGATCTGACCTTTCATGGTGATCTTGCCACGGGTGCTGATGCGGTTGAGGAATTCGTTGGACTGTTTAACTTTCGTTTCCAGTTCCTGCACGATGGTCGGCTCGACCGCGAATTCTTTACGGACGTTATCCGTGCCGTAAATGCCGCCGACGGTTGAAAAAATTTCTTCGGCGATTTGGTCGCGGCTGCGAATTTTGAAATCTGGCATGATGGTTTCCCCTTAACAAGTGAATTTCTTTTTGTCGGAATCGCCGCCGTTGTGCGGGTCACGATCACCGGATTGACGACCGTTACCGGCTGGCGGTGTTGCCAATTCGATAACCTTGTCCTGCTTTTCTTTCAGGGACTTCAGTTCTTCGTCTTGGGCAGCCAGTTTTTCTGTCAGCGGCTTGGTGGCAGCTTCGAGCTTTTCGGTAAACAGTTCTGCCAGTTCGGCTTTTTGCTGCTTGAATACGTCAGCAGCAGCGGTTTTGTACTCTTCAGGGGTCATATCGTCAGTTTCCTGTGGATCTGTCGGTGGAGGTGGGTCTGTTTCGTTGCTTTCGTTGGCTTTGGTTTCGGCTTCAGCCGGGGGCTTTTTGCCAAAGAAGCGACCGAAATCAAACAGGGTGCGTTCGGTTTGGAAATCCAAATCCGGTACTTCCATCGACGCGGTGAAAAGGGAATCTTTTTCAAGGTGACGTTGGGAGTTTGCAGAAAACTCCATGCGGTCAGTGCCAAAGCTGGCGGGCGAGTCGGTCACGCCTAACCCGATCTGGTAGGCTTTTCCAGTGCGTTCTAACTTCGGGATGATTTCAATGCTGGAATACAAGGCTTGCCCGTTACGCTTCATGTTGATGAGTTCGGGGCTGGGGCTGATCCGGTTGTAAATCTTGATGACACCATCGTCGGCTTTCTCAGTACGCACAGCCACGATGTCGCCAAACGCGCCAAACCAGCGAATGTGTTCAAACCAGATGCGCGATGCGTACAGTTCCGGGTTGTATTCTTTGGCAGCCTGCAACAGCCATTCCGGGCTGATGTCACGCCCGTCGATGGTCTTGCCGCTCATTGCTACGCAAAAGAAATCTGAGATTAGCTTTGCCATGTTTGCCTTGTAAATGTCGGTTATCGGCATTGTTGGCGGGTGGGGGGTGGCTTGCCAGTGGGCGCGGTTAGTCCATGCGGCAAACTAACTGCCAGCAAACCGCAGGCAAAAGAAAGCCCGCACGCGGCGGGCTTCTTTGAATTCTGTTACAGATTTCAAGTTGGGGTTTTTACCCCCGATTGGCTTTCATTTGGCGGAACGTGTGGGCATAGATCATGCTCGTGGAATGGCTCACCTTGCTGGCGAGGGTCGTTGGCACTTGCACCGTCATCGGCAATGGGGCGTAGTTGTTCTGGATGCTGCGGCTTAACGCTTCGCCGAATATTTTTGATAGGGCAACCACGGAATCACACACATCAATCCAGTCATCCATCGGGATGGTGATGGAATCTGGAAGCTGTGGTCTGCCATCAACCATCAGCGGTTGCACTGCCCCACCGTAGTACGGCTGCGAAGTCACCCCATAGTCACCCATCCACACCAACGCCTTGCCCGTGTTATCCAGCACGCTCTTGTGAATCATGATGAACTCAGGGTCAGGCTTCTTACCTTGTCCCATCCACTCGAAGATCCAGCGGGAAACCTTCACCGCAAATTCAGGGGAAAGCCATTGTGCAAGGTGCATGGCAACATGGGGATGAACCCAAGTCCCTTGCTGACCTTTTCCGCCCTTAACTGTTTGAATCAACTCCGATATGGGAATTCCCATATCGCTAGACAAAGCAGAAAGAAAAGCTGTTGTTGTTGATAGCCGATTGTAATCGGCAAACAGCTTATCTGTAGCCTTACACATGGCAGTTGCGTTCATATACCCGTCTTCTGGGCGTTGCATGATTGTTTTGTTACCCAGCGAATGGGTGATAAGATTCATCTTGTTCATAGTAGCCTGCTCCTTCAAGTGTTAGGCTGTTGTGTTCAGCTTCCTGCTTCGGTCTCGACCACCGTTGCGGGAAGCGCCTCTTCTTTTAGCTTCACAGCACCCAGAATTACAATCCTGAATAGCTGCGGTTTCCGTTTGTACCAACCTATAAGGGTTGTATCCCCTACTCCGGTCAAATCAACAAGTTCGGCTAAGCCCTTCAACCCAGCTTCCTTGCACATTTCTGATGGTTTCACTTAGCTTGCGCTGCTCCTTTGGCTGTCTGTCGATTTGCAAAGAATACTTCATATATTGCAGTTTTTCAATAAATAGTTTCAATATATGAAGTTTTTCTATTTTTTATCGGATACATAAAACTCTGGAAAGAACGCTTCATCCTCAATCTGATCAAGCGTCCATTTGCAGTCTTTTGCGGAATAAGTCGTGTCGTATGAACCCAGCCTGATGTTGATCAAACAACAGGATGAATCCATTGCTATCGCTTCCATGCGACCTATCTTATGGGCATCTGGTAAAAGGTTGCGAAGGGCGAAGTCCGTTATGTCAGGAAAGTCTTTGCGATACAGGCGCAGATGTTCGCGCCCGATCATGAGCCTCACAGCAGGACAATATCCAGAGGTACTCGGTACGCGCCGTAGTAACGTCATATTCTTGATGATTTCGGCGCACAGCTTGCGCAATACGTGCCTGTGTGTAGTTTCCATGAATCAGCCCCAGCCTATTGTTTAGTTAAAAAGCGCAACTTTTGCGCTTTGAAAGCAAGTAGTAGGCTGTTAAGATTTACTTGTCAACCCAACGGGATAACAACAATGGAAGCAGAAACCAAAGAGTCACGGCTAAACATCCGTATTGAACCTTCACTCAAAGACAGCGTTTACGCAGCAGCAAAAGCTGAATCACGTACAGTTGCCAGCTTTGTTATTCATGCGCTCAAGCAGTACCTTGAACAAAATACCAAGCGCAGCGCATCCAGTGCCACAACCCTAGAGCTTGATTTTGCCCACATGGATGACCTGCACAGCGTCTTGGGCAAACGCCGCCCTGCCATTGCCGATACCTTGATATATCTGGAGGACAAATGAAGTTACTGTCCGCCCAAGATGTCATCCACATCCACCGGACAGTCATCCATGCCCACGAGTTGCAGGGGCAAGCACCGGATAAATCGGTGGATGCAGTGGTGGGACGGGTGCTTAACCGCTTCCGCTACGGTCAGATCACCGACGTTTTTGAGTTGGCTTCCTGTTACGCGGCGTTCATCGCGGTTGCCCATGCCTTCAACGATGCCAACAAGCGCACCGCCTTTGCGACGATGGATACCATTCTATCCCTCAACGGCGTGGAACTGGATTACGGTAGCCCAGAAGAAGCAGGCGGCATGATCGTCAAAGTGGTGCTGGGTGAGGTGGATGAGCTTGGTTTGGCGGAATGGTTGAGAAGAAAAAGCCCCGGTTAAGGGGCTTCTTTCAAGAGTATCAGGCAGATTCTCTTTCGAGGAGTACCATGTAACCGCCACCCCATGTCCATAACCCAAGCGTCAATATCAGCACCAGAACTTGTACAAACACAATGAGCAGGTTGTTTGTGCGGTGTGATTGAATCTGAACGGCGTTCCAGCCATCTTGGTTTCCTTTGTCGATGGCATCTTCCAGTGCCTTGCGCGGATTGGTTGTCAATGCGCCGATCAACCCACCCGATAATGAAATGCGTAGAACCTTGTTACGTTTTGCCATAAATACTTCTCCAGCCCGTGATAAAAAAGCCGATTAGATGGTTAATTTCTGTCAGTGTCAAAGGGTTTATTGGGTAGTAGTGCAGCGGCATACCAGCAAGCGGGGTTAGCTGGCTCTCTGTTCTAACTGCCAGCGCAGGCACGACTGGCGGTGTGTCGTGACAATGGCGGCATGATTGATGCCCAAGCCAAACGCGCACAAGCACAGATGCTGTTCTGTCATCTGGGGAAATCGCTGAGTGACATCAGTGACGAGCTGGCTGTGCCTATCAATACCGTGCGCTCTTGGCATCGGCGTGGCGGCTGGGAAGAAGTCGCGGGCATTACGCAGTGCAACAACAGCCTGACCGACCGTTACAACTACCTGATCCAGCTCACGGTCAAGACCGAGTTTGACCTGCGGGAAATCAAGATCATAGGCGGGGAAATCCGCCGCAACCTGATCACGCTGGAAAAGCTCAAGCATTACCAAGGCGACGACCGAAAAACCAGCGACAAGGATTTCAACCCGAAGCTGTCGAAACGTGGGCGCAAAGCCGATGTGCAGAAAAACTTCCTGACCCAAGAGCAGGTTGAGGCACTGGAAGCCGCGTTCTTGGAGCGGTTGTTCCCGCACCAGCGGCACTGGTACAACAATATCGGGCAGCGCATCCGCAATATTATGAAGTCGCGCCAGATCGGGGCGACGGACTATTTCAGCCACGAAGCCCTGATTGACGGCATCCTGCACGGGCGCAACAAGAACTTCCTGTCTGCCAGCCGGGCGCAAGCGTTGCTGTTCCGCTCCTACATCGTCGCGTTTGTGTACCGGATAACGGGCGTTGAATTGAAAGGTGGTGGCGGCACTGAGCCGATGGTGATCCGCACTGACGAACATTCCCACGTTGAGTTCCGTTTCCTTTCCACCAACAGCAACAGCGCACAAGGCCCGCACGGCGATGTGATCATCGACGAGTATTTCTGGATACGCGATTTTGCCAAGTTGCGCCGCGTGGCTTCGGCAATGGCGACGCACGACCATTGGCGGCTGGTGTACATTTCCACCCCGTCCACGGTCAACCATCAGGCATACCCGTTCTGGTCGGGCGAACACTTCAACAAGGGGCGTAAGAAAGAAGACCACATCACGCTGGACATTACCCACGCCGCGCTCAAACACGGGCGATTGTGTGAGGATGGGCAGTGGCGGCAAATCGTTACCTTACAAGATGCCTGTGACCTTGGTTTCAATCTGGCGACACCCGAACGGCTGCAAGCCGAGTACCCGATGGATGAATACCGCCAGCTCTTCGAGTGCGAATTCATCGACGACTCGCAAGCCGTGTTCCGCTTCGAGATGCTGCAAAAGTGCATGGTGGACGTGCTGGCTATCGACAATCAGGAAAACCGCCTGCGCTGGCTGGACTATGACCCGGATGCCGCACGACCGTTGGGCAACCTGCCCGTATGGGTGGGTTACGACCCCAGCCGCACCACGGATGCTGCCGCCATTGTGGTGGTTGCGCCACCGTTGGAAGCCAAGGGCAAGTTCCGCATCATTGAGCGTTTCCGCGTGTTCGGCAAAACCTTCCAAGCGCAGGCGGAAATGATCAAGAACTTGCTGGGGCGTTACAACGTCACCGAGTTGGCAATGGACGTGACCGGCATTGGTCTGGGCGTGTTCGAGCTGATCACCAAGGGCGACAGCAACAACGCGCCAATCTTCCCCCGCGCCAAGCCGATACACTACAGCCCGGATACCAAAGCAGCGCTGGTGATGAAGGGTCTGGACGTGGTGGAAGCCAAGCGTCTGGAAATGGACACCAGCGCGGTGGATATGGTCAAAGCGATGATGTCGATTTACCGCACCGCCACCGAAAACGGCACGGTGACTTACAAAGCACGGCGCACCGACACCACCGGACACGCTGACGAGGCATTCGCCTTGTTGCACGCCTTGAGCTTTGAACCATTCACCGGCGATAAACGCAAAATGACGGTACGCACCAGCAAGGCACGGCGCGAACGCCAACAACAGCAGGCAATGGGCATGGTGGGCGGCAACGTCGCCATGCTCAACCCACAATTACACACGAATTTATACAGGACAGCAGCCAATGACGACCACTACCACACCCGCCACGCCGCCTAGCCCGATCAAGGCGTATTCGATCATGCCGAATTCCCCACGGCGGGAACTGTCGTGGATGCGCGGCAATGACCTGTGTGCGTGGAATGGGCAGTGGTACGAAACGCCCATCCCCCGGCGCAACATTGCCAAGGCACTGGACATCATGCCGCACCACGACTCGGCACTGGAAGCCAAGCACAATATCCTGATGACCACGATGCAGCCCGTCAACGAGCGGTGGTTGAGTTTTGATGACTTGAGCAAGGCGGCTTACGATTACCTGCTGTACGGGGATTTTTTCCAGTTCGCCC